GGTTACTTTCTTTCAAGAAAGTAACAAAAAAAATACTCAAAAGAGGTAATTAAATGAATTTGCTGCAAACGATAAAGACTGCGGCAGTAGATGCAGTAAACGCATCAAACCCCGTGCAAATTTTAATCGGTAAAGTTATTGCTGTTGAACCTCTCAAAGTACAAATTAATCCAAAATTAACGTTAGAAGATAATTTCTTAATCGTCCCCAAAATTTTTTCCGACTACGAGCAAACAGTAATATTTGATAAAGAAATCGAGCAAGACGGTGAAATCGTAATTGTAAAACAAGAAAAAATTGTTACGGTGAAAAACAAATTACAAAACGGTGAACAAATTATTTTGCTCAAAATTCAAGGCGGCAAGAAATATTTAATCTTGGAAAGGTTAGGTGATTCTGATGCTCCCGCAAGTTAATATCCAAAATTTAAATGAGTTGCAAATAAATTCAATGCCAAGTAAAACTTACAAATTAAACTACGGTAAAAATCAAATTTACGATACAACAGATGACTTACAAGCATTACAGCAAGCTATTTACATCATTTTAAACACTGAACGTTACAATTATTTAATTTACTCGTGGGATTTTGGCATAGAACTGAAAAAATTAATTGGCATGGAAAAATTTCAAGCAACCGCACAACTTGAACAATGTATCAAAGACTCATTATTACAAGATTCACGAATTTTAAGCGTCGAAAATTTTTCCTTCGCATTTGAGCGCAAAGCTGTTACGGCAAGCTTCACTGTAAAGACAATTTTCGGCGATATTAAAAGTCAAAAGGTGGTGGAAATTTAATGGCTGAAAATAACACATTTGAATCTATTTTAAACACAATGCTTGCACGTGTGCCAACCTCTATTGATAAACGCGAAGGCTCATTTATTTACGATTCGCTTGCACCGACAGCAGTTGAATTACAAAACATGTATATCCAATCTGATTACGTTTTGAACGAAACCTTTGCCGACACTGCAAGCCGTGAAAACTTAATTAGGCGCGCTGCCGAGAGAGGCATAACTATACAACCCGCCACAAATGCAATTGTGAAAGGTGAATTTACTCCAAACACACTTGAAATCCCTATTGGTTCAAGATTTTCACTTGATGAATTTAATTACTCCGTAACTGAAAAAATTTCAGACGGTATTTATAAACTTCAATGCGAAGAAACCGGCGCAGATGCAAACTTTAAATTTGGACAACTTATTCCAATTGATTACATTAACGGTTTGCAATATGCAGAAATTACAAGCATTTTAATACCCGGTGAAGATGAAGAAAGTACCGAAAGCTTACGCAAAAGATATTTTGCAAATTTGGAAAACCAAGCATTTGGCGGCAACATAACTGACTACAAACAAAAAGTTAATTCACTGTCGGGCATTGGTGGCGTAAAAGTTTATCCCGTGTGGAATGGCGGCGGGACAGTTAAGCTGGTAATCATCAATTCTGATTTCCAAAAACCAAGCGATGAATTAATTTCAGCTACACAAACGGCTATTGACCCAATACAAAATCAAGGGCAAGGTTTAGGTATCGCTCCAATTGGTCATGTCGTAACCGTTATCGGCGTAAATGAAACCGTTTTAAATATTGCTTCTGAATTTACGCTCCAAAGCGGTTATCAATGGGCAGACGTTGAAGCAAATATAAAATCTACAATACAAAATTATTTTGATGAATTAAATTTTACGTGGGCTGATTCTGAAAACTTGATAGTACGAATTTCACAGCTGGAAACGCGTTTATTAAACCTTGACGGCATTATCGATATTGCTAATACAAAAATTAATAACACAACAGAAAATTTTGTCTTAAATGCCGATTCAATCGCCATTTTAGGCGAGGTGAACAATATTGCAACGTGAAGTTAATATTTTAGATTATTTGCCACCAATTATTTCCGGAATCGAAGAATTTCAACATTTAGCCAATGCCGTAAACCCCGAATTAAACAAATTATGGGCAAAGTACAAAAATATATTTGATAACCAATTTATTTCAACGCTTGACGAAAGTGGCTGTTTGCGTTGGGAAAAACTTCTAAAAATAACTGCAATGGGAACCGATACTTTAGAGGATAGACGTTTCAGAATTCTTGCGCGTCTGAATGAAAATATTCCGTACACTTACCGCAAGCTTGAAAATATGTTGACTACACTTTGCGGCAATGATTACACGATGCAGCTGCAAAGCAATGAATATAAATTAATTGTCCGCATTGCTTTATCCGTACAAAAACAATTTAACGAAGTCAAAAAACTTTTAACTAAATTCGTGCCCGCAAATATCATCATTGATTTGGATTTACTTTATAACCAATACAAAAATTTGGCTAATAAAACACATGGTGAATTGAAAATTTATACGCATCAACAATTAAAGGAGGAAGTTTTTAATGGCTGATTTCACTGAAAATTATAATCTCAAAAAACCTGTTGACACCGACTTTTATAATGTCCAAGATTTTAATAATAACGCTGATATTATTGATTCAGCTTTAAATAATTTAGATGCAAAAATTGATTCGGTTGCTGAAGATATTGCTGAAAATATTAGTAAAAATATCGAAGATTTTACCGAAGGTACATTATCTATCGCACGCGGCGGTACTGGTACAAACACAGTTGCCGGTATAAAAAATAATCTTGGACTTGGTATAAATTCTTCTGTTCAATTCAGCAACTTAACTGTTTCAAGTTTAATCGTTAATAATCAAACTCTAAATTTAGTTTATACGCAAGAAACTCAACCGGCAAATGCCAATAATGGCTCTCTTTGGGCTTGGTGATTAATATGTTTAAGAAAAAAACTAATGGCGCTTGGAGTGATATTGAAACTGTTAAAAGAAAAACTAGTGGCGCTTGGTCAAATTGTAATGTAGTTCAAAAAAAAATTAATGGCGTTTGGTCTATTGTTTGGCTAAAGGAATTAACTTTTACCTCAAATTCTAGTTATGCAACTATTAACCCGCCAACCATTACTAAACTTGATATACCTTCTTCTCATTGGAGTTCACATCAAACTTACAGTTCTTCGATGTCTGCAACATATTTTGCAAATGCCGGTAGTACAATTTCTATTAAATATAAAACTGATTTTTCGCGCGGAACTAAAACTGATTTAACTACACGCAGTGAACTTATTATCACTGGTACTACATTTAATGATAAATTTTCTTATAAATTAGCAAATGGTATAAATAGTAGCACACGAGGTGGAACATTTACAACAATCATAAAATCTACAGGTAAAGGTACATTAACTGTAAAAGTTGAACATGAAAATCCTTCAAGTGGTGGTGGTAGTACTAATTACGGCATAGCAGGTATTGGAAATATTACTATTGATGAGATTCAAGTTTATACCAGCAGCTTAGGAAGCATATAATTTAGGAGGTTTTAAAATGAGCAGCATAAAATTTTCAAACGGAACACAACTTGAAACAAAATTAATTAACAAAATAAATATTTTTAGTAAAGGCGAAAGCAGAGAAGCATTAGAATTGCACTTTGACAACGTCAATAACACATTTGATAATTTATATTCAATTGCATCAAATAAATCAAATTTGGGCGATTTAATCGTAATTGATAACGATTGTGAATATGTTTATCCAAACTTTGAAATTTTTCATTCACTAAAATTTGAAAATAACGAATTTATTTTAACTATCGCTCAGCTTACCGAACACGAAATTAGATATAACGAACTTTTAAAAAGAATTGAAGCATTGGAGGCTTAATTAATGGAGATAAATTGGCAAGTTCGATTTCACAATCCAGTTTGGTGGCTACAAATATTTTTAGCCGTATCAAGTCCAGTTTTGGCTTACTACGGCTTGAATTTTAAAGATTTAACTTCGTGGAAATCAGTCTTTGAATTGTTTTTAAACGCACTTAAAAATCCTTATATACTTGGTTTAATTTTTATTAACGTCTTTAATACGATTAATGACCCGACAACTAAAGGTTTATCTGATAGTTTAAAGGCGTTGGGTTATGTTAAGCCAAATTAAATTTTTACATAAAAAGACTACTGCTATCAAAATCTAAATATGCAGTAGTCAAATATAATTTTTTTTATAAATCATTTCCCTAAATCAAAAAATTAATGAAACATTTTCTAAAAATAATCTATTTATCTTTTGGCTGTTCATTTTTGCTATCTAGGTTTGGAACCGAATAATATTGTTCTGTTTTCATTTCATTTATCATTTTATTTACTATAGCTTTTATCATATCTAAATCGTATATTTCTTCTATTTTTTTTTTCATTTTTTCCTCATATTTTGCCAAAACGTTAAAAGTATATGATTCAAGCTCATAAAACAAAACGGCAGCTTCAGATTTTTCAATAATATTTTTTGCCAACT